AAAATGCTTTTGGTAGGAGAATTTGCAGTATTATCACAAGCCGTACAGGAGATTAGTGGATTAGAGACAGAAAATGATCTGATTGAAGAGGCAAAAAACTAATACAGGAGGGCAATGCTGAGTTTGTAATAGCGCATTATGCTCTCCAAAAGCTACACATAGTACCTTCACAAATAGTTAACATGACATCAAGAGAAAGGGCATTTTTTTATGCTTCTATTTTACATAGGATTGAAGCGGAAAAGAAGGAACAAGATAAGCTGAAACGTATAAAAGCTTCAAGAAGGAGGTGATTTAAATGTCAACATTAAATGGCAGCGTTATTAATAGCAATGCTATTTTGTTAGCTGAGCAATACAATACGTGCATTAGAAATATAGTTAATAGTACAAGAGTTTATCAGACAAATATTAGGAATGTGACGAATACCACTAACCAATTTAATATCCAGCTGAATAGCGTATCCCATACGGCGGCAGGCCTAAGTAATGAATTAAGCAAAACAGGTGGTAAGACTAGTGCTTTTGATAAGATGAAAGACAAATTAAAAGAGGTAATATCGGTACAAAATATAGCTAAAAAAGGTTTTGAAATGATGGGAAAAGGTCTGAACACAGCAACTGAACTTCAGAAATCAGAGCAGTTAATGGGCGCAGTATTAGGGGATACCAAAGTTGGATCAAGCCTCTTTAATCATATAGCCCAACAAGCAAAGGGATCTTCTTTAAGTATTGAAGATATGGCAGCCAATACCCAAAAGTTTTTAGGTGTGACACGCAGTGTTGAAGATATCGATAAGCTTAACAATATGTCTGAGAAGCTTACAAGGTTAAATACTACCGGACAGGATGCTAAAGGCTCTGGGGCTGCACTAAACAAAGCAATGCAAGGGGATTATTCTGATTTAACAAAAGGGTTTAATATAGATGAAAGCGCCATAAAGAACAGTGGATTTGAAGACGCTGTTAATACAGGAAATATGACAGAAGCTATAGGGATTTTAGATAATCTGATAAGTAAGTCTGGTTATTCTCAAGAGGCGTTAGATGGTATGGTAGGCAATTTATCCATTCAATGGGAAATGTTTACCAAAAAAATATCAGAAGACTTCGGCATGGCTATGAGAATAGTTGCTGATACACTTGCACCAGCAATTCAAAAACTTAATGAATTAAGTGAAAGTGGTGCATTTCAACCTTTCATCAATGCTTTTGTCCTTGGAATCAATTTAATAGCTATGGGATTAGACTGGCTTATAGATACTTTTGTAAATGGATGGAATATTATAGGCCCAATCCTTGGGGGGGTAGTTATTGCATATTTAGCATATATGGCAGCTCAATTGTGGAGTATGGTAGCACCGTTAGTTACTCAATTGTCTATATGGCTTACTATGAATTGGCCCATATTGATGATTATAGCAGCAGTAGCAATGATGGGATATATGCTTGGGCAAATGGGAGTTACAGGAGAAGAGGTTTGTGGTATTATAGTAGGTTCATTTTATGCTTTATATGCAGTAATTTATAATATTATTATGGGGATAGGCAATTTTGCTATAGCAGCTGCAGAGGCATTTGAAAATACTTGGAATAAGTCTATTGTGGAAATTAAAAATTTCTTTATTGATTTAGCTATAGTAGCCTTAAAAAATATAGCTAAAATAACAAGTGCATTAGATAGTGCATTTGGAAGTAACTTAACAAACAGTATAAATGCCAAAATAGATATCTTAGCGGCAAGTAAAGAGGGAGCACCTAAAGAAGTTAAATATGACAGATTGGAATATAAGAATGTAGGTGAGAACTATCTTAAGGGACATGGTAAAGGCGTTGAACTGTACAATACAGCAAGTAGTACTTTAGATGATTTAATGAGCAAGCTTGGGAGTTTAGGAAATCCAGGAGATACGCCAGTACAAGTTGAAGGAGTTGGTGGTGGCAATGTACCAGTTGATGTTGCCGAAGACGATGTCCAATACCTTAAGGATATTGCGGAACGGGATTACATCAATAAATATTCCTCGGCAACTCTAGCTCCTAATATTCAGGTAAGCTTTGGTGATGTTAAGGAAACCGCTGATGCCGACAAGCTGGCTCAGCATATTCAGTATATTTTGCAGGAACAAATTGCGATAGTAGCAGAGGGGGCGTATTAATGAGTTTTAATATATTTTTCAACTTTAACAACGACATTATGCGTCTACCGGTTAACCCACAGGAAATCAAAATAGATAATCCACAGGATAATGAGAAATATGAAGTTCTTAAACAGGGGCAGATAGTTTTACCAACACACATGGGCAGCAGAAAATTTCAATTTGAAGCAGAATTCCCAAGTCAGACGTATCATTATGTAAATGATCAAAGAGGCTTTGATAAAGCAGGCAACTTCAGCAATGCCAATGGGTATATTGAGGTACTCCAAAAGTGGAGGACAAACAATAGCCCCATAGGCTTTAAACTAAGTGATGATATCAATGAAGAGATTGACACACAGGTGTTGATTGAAAGCATGACGATTACCGAAAAGGCTGGAGAAGATGGGGATTACTATGTTGATTTTAAGCTTATAGAAACCGTAAATCTTATTAGACTAGAGGAGGTAAAGGAAGATCCTGTAACAGGCGAAATGACTAAACAGCAGGTAAAGGGGAATACACAAAATCCTAAAAAGCCGGAGAGTTATACCATTGTAAAAGGTGATACATTATGGGGGCTTGCAAAAAGATTTTTGGGAGATGGAGGCAGATGGACAGAGCTTCACAAACTAAATGCTAAGATCAAAAACCCCAATCTTATTTATCCAGGGCAGGTGATTAAGCTCAGATGAGGATACAATTTTTAGTCACAAACACTATAGACCACAAATTATATGATATCACCAATTTAATCATAAAGATAACATGGACAGATGTACTCAATAATGGCTGCAGCAAGCTTGATTTCAGTTACGTAGAGGGTTATACAGAAATAGGTAATGGGTCGGTTATACAATTTATATATGACAATAAAGTATTATTTCAGGGCTTTGTATTTAAGACAAGGAGAAACTCAAAAAAAGAAATACAAGTTACAGCTTATGACCAGCTTAGATATCTTAAAACCAAAGATTCAATTGTTATAAAAGATATGACACTTGGAGCTTTGATTAAAAATACCTGTAAGTATTTCAACCTCAAATGGGGATTTATATCCGATACAAAGTATAAACTGTTTCCCAGTGTGCATACAGATAAAACCTGGTTGGATATTTTTTATAGCAGTGTACAAGATACACTATTGGCTACAGGAGAGAAATACTGTATACGAGATGAAGCAGGGCATATTGCTTTGCGCAACCTAAAGGAACTCAATCTGTCTTTAGTCATAGGAGACAGCAGCTTATGTTATGATTACGATTATGAAAAATCCATAGATGAGAAAACCTATAACTTAGTCGTGTTGCTCAAAAAGGATGAAAGAGAGCCTATCATTGCTAAGGATGAGGAATCCTTTAAGAGATATGGTATTTTACAGTATTTTAAATCAATGGATCAAAATGCAAATAATGCTCAGCTTCAGGAGCAGGCTAAAGAAATGCTTAGGGAGCATAACCAAGAGACAGAGACTTTACAGCTAAAATGTATTGGGGATATAAGAGTAAGGGCAGGAAACAGGATTTTTGCAAGTGTAGGGGATCTAAGGATGAATAGGAGATTAGTAGTTGATAAGGTGACGCATAGCTTTAAGGAAGAAAGTCATACGATGGATTTGGAGCTTATATTATGATAAATGAGATTAAAAAAATAATAGCTAATTACTTAAATAGTGTAAAGATGACGCAGCTGATGATGGGTAGCGTAGAAACAGTTAACCCACTTTCGATTAAAATGGGAGATAAACTTATTATTCCGCATGAACTCATTGCAGGTAATCAAAAGGCAAACCTGATACACGCTGAGCAAATAGGAACAAAGGTCAGACTTATACGTAATTATGGGGGACAGGAATATTTTATACTTGAGGTGATAAAAGATGTTACCTGATGGAGCTATAGACATACAAGTGAATCAAATACCTCAGACCAGCAATACCTATAGATTAAGTGTAGAAGCCATACAAGGAACCATTGATGGAGTGGAGGCACTCAAACAGGCTGTCCAAAAGATATTGAATACAGAAAGGTATCATTATCCGATCTATTCCTTTGACTATGGACTAGATATGGAGCAGCTGATAGGCCAGGATATAGAATATGTAAAAATAGCCGTTAAGGGGCTCATAAAAGAAGCACTTTTATATGATGACAGAATAGAAGATGTTAATAATTTTTATATTGAGAGCAATAGCGATCAGCTGACATGCTCTTTTGATGTAATCAGTATTTATGGGACAATTACAGCAGACAAGGGGGTGGAGATGTGAGTTATGATGAAATTTTAGAACGTATGCTGAGCAAAGTGCCAAGTAATGTAGATAAGCGTGAAGGAAGCATCATCTATGATGCAATAGCTCCGTGTGCTTATGAGCTGGCACAGATGTACTTTAGTCTTGAAAACTTCCTAGACCTTGTTTTTGTAGATACCTCTGTACAGGAATATTTGACACGCTTTTGCAGTGGATTTGGTGTAGAGCGTAAGATGGCTACAAAGGCAGTCAGAAAGGGAGTATTTAACACAGAACTCTCAATTGGCAGTAGATTTTCTATACAAGACATTGTTTATAAAGTAATAGAAAAAATAGATATTGGCCTATATAAGCTAGAATGTGAACAGGCAGGCGTAATTGGCAATCAGTACAGCGGAAAGCTGCAGTCTATAGACAATATCAGTGGCCTTACAAGTGCGGAGCTTACAGATATTTTAGTAGATGGAACAGATACTGAAACAGATGAAGCCCTTAGGGAGCGCTTTTACCTAAGGGTACAGATGCCTGCAACAAGTGGTAATGCCTATCATTATAAACAATGGGCATTGGAAGTTGAGGGAGTAGGAGACTGCAAGGTACTGTCACTGTGGAATGGAAATGGCACTGTGAAAATACTGGTTGTAGATAATGATAAAAATCCTGCCACCGAGGCATTGAAATCCACTGTACAGGAGCATATAGGAGTATATAAACCTATCGGAGCAACGGTTACCATTGATACACCTACAGCTAAAGCTATAAATATTAGTGGGAATCTAATGGTTGATAACAGCGTAAGTTTGGAGAGTATTACATCAGAATTCAAACAAAGACTTACAGAATACCTAAAAGAAATGGTATTTGAAAAAAACTTTATAAGCTATGCAATAGTTGGCAGTCTTCTTTTACAATGTAAAGGCGTTGTAGATTATAGTCATCTGACACTAAATGAAGAGACAGAAAATATTATTGTAACAGACAGCGAAGTCCCTAAAATAGGAACTATTCTGTTGAGTGAGGGGTGAGTCAAATGCTGATGGATTACTTGCCTCTTTTTTATACTCAAAATCATACAATGACACAGCTCCAGTCCATACTGGATGATGAGGTCGATCTAACTAAAGATAAACTGGTTGCTACTATTGATAACTGCTTTATAAAAACTTCCAGTGAATTATTAAGCAGATGGGAAGCTATTTTAGGATTAGACAGTGATATAACAAAAAGTGATAGCTTCAGACGAGAACGCATTAAAGCCAAAGTTCTAGGGGCAGGAACTACAACCAAACAAATGATTGAAGAAACCGCTAGAGCTTATTCTAATGGTGAGGTAGAAGTAATAGAGGATAATGAGAATTATCACTTTATCATTAAATTTGTAGGAACAGTGGGCATGCCTCCTAATATGCGGGATTTAACAAAGACGCTGGAGGAGATTAAGCCAGCCCATCTCAACTACACTTATGAATATATATTTAATACTTATAAGGAATTGATGCCATATACTCATGGTTATTTAAAACAATTCACATATCAACAATTGAAGGAGAGTGATTTAAGTGGAATTAACACCTAATTTAGGACTAAAAAAACCTGAAGAAAATGATTATTATAATGTGCAAAATCACAATGACAATATGGATAGTATAGATGAAAGAATGGGTGAATTATCAGAAGTTGCTACCATATCAAAAGATGGACTCATGTCTAAGAATGATAAAGTAAGATTGAGTGAATTAGATAATCGCGTAGATAATTTATCGACGCCCGCTACAACAAGTAAACTAGGAATTATTAAAGTAGGGTCTAATTTGTCAATAACATCCGATGGAACGTTAAGCAGTGTTGCTAGCTATAGTCATCCAACGACAAAACAATGTAGTTATACTGCTCCAGTTACTAGCGTGGCAGGCAGAACAGGAGCAGTAGCTCTATCAAAAACAGATATAGGTTTAGGAAGTGTAGAAAACTATGGAATAGCAACTTTAGCTGAGGCACAAGCAGGAGCAAGTGGAGTAAAATATATGACGCCAGAAAGAGTAAAACAGGCAATACAGACAATAGCACCAGTCGGTTCTACATATACCACGATTAGTTTTAGTGCATGTACATTAGGAGGGGGGCAAGAAGATAATAGTTCTTTTCGAACAATAAGTGGAACGGCCCATGCCTCAAGTTCAGGGAATACTATAACAATGAAACAGGATGGTATGTATTTCATTATTTTTGACACCAGTCTACAATGGTCAGGAGCAGCTAATAACTTAAATTTAGGAATTAATGGACTCAGTTTATCTATGAGAACAGGAAATACGAATCATGGGATAGCTTGTGGAATTTTTGCGATTTCTGGAGTGACCAGAATTTACAGATACATAGTCTCAAACTACACAGGAACATGCAATATTGGCAGTACGTATATTTGGATAATAAAGTTGGCATAATAATGATTAGAATATAAAGATAATTCATGATAGTATATTTGATTAATGTAGATTTTAAAATTAGGTGGTGCGTGTGAAAATAGAAAACATAATGATATTATCGGGGCTGCTATTAACGTGTTTTAATATAGCAGCCTTTTTTATTGGCCGGGCAAAAGACATTAGGGAATATACAAGGGATGAAAATAAAGTCTCTACAGATCTTGAAATTGTGAGGCAAGGGAATAGTACGATACTGATTAAGCTGGATAAAATGGATATGAAGATGGATAACATGCAGGAAAGATTAGTCAGGGTAGAAGAAAGTA